CGTTCCTGTTTCACTTCTTGGTCACCCTGTATCGGGCGCAATGTCATTTGCTTCAGTTGAAGCGCAGAACCTTTCCTTTGTTCAGCACTCACTTCGCCCACTTCTTGAAAGATTAGAGCAAAGCCTTTCGGCTTTATTGCCTGAATCAGATGGCTTCATCAAATTCAACCTTGACGCTCTGCTTCGTGGCACAACTCTTGAGCGGTATGAGGCTTATACAAAAGGACTTCGTGAAGGTTTCTTGAGCTTGAACGATGTGCGCTCTGTGGAAGATTTAGCACCTATCGGAGAAGCAGGCGACCAATTCCGCGTTCCATTGCAGAACATTGACGCTGCCGACGCCAAAGATGTCGGCTTGAATCTCCGCGCCGATATTGTGAGCAAGTTAGTTCAAGTCGGTTTTGATCCTGAAGAAGTCTTGAAGGCGGTTGAGATGGTGCCTATCGCACACACAGGCGTTCCAAGTTCACAACTGCAACCGATTTCACAAATTGATCCAACTGATCCTTCTGCGGCTTACGATGTCCGCGATGCTCGCAACAACGCAACGACAATCAATGTGCCAGAACCTGTGGTCAATGTTGCAGCTCCAAATGTCAACATTGAACCTGCGATGGTAATGCTTGAGTCTCCTGAAGTTCGCGTGGATGCTCCGACTGTCAATGTTGAAGCGCCAAAGGTAGAAGTCACAAATCAAATTGACCGACGCAAGGTGCGCAAGAAAGTTATTCGTGACGAAGTTGGTCGCATTGCAGAAGTTATTGAAGAGTTCATTGAGGGAGACGAATAATGGGAACAGGATTGAGCACCTATTTAGCAAACAAATTCCTTGATGCGGTTGGCAATGGCACCGCCTATTCCGCCGCCAATGTCTATATCAAACTCCACACGGGCGATCCAGGGGCGAATGGAACGGCCAATGCCGCAACTGAAACAACTCGCAAAGAAGTCACTTTTGCTTCTGCTTCAGCAGGTGCAATCGCTAGTGATGCCGCAGTTACATGGACAAACATTGCCGGTTCGGAAGACGCTACTTTTTTCACTGCTTGGGATAACCTTAGCGCTGGCAACTTCCTATTTAGTGGCAGTATTACAGGCAACGCTTATATTGCAGGTGATACTTACACTATTCCAAGCGGGTCTTTGACTGCATCATTGACAGTCGCTTCTTAGAATGACATCGCAATTCCTTCTTGATACAGGCGTTCTTGACACAGACCTTCTTGGGCCTGTTGTCATTGTTGAAGCAACTGCAAATCTTGGCGGTTTAGCACCAAGCGCAACTTCTCTTGTCACTGTTGAAGCAACTGCAAGTGCAACACTTGGAACACTTGAAGCAACTGCAAGAGCTGCTGAAACTATCTCGGCAACTGCGGTGGCAATTCTCGGCACACTTGAGGCAACTGCTAACACGCAACCCGTCACACCGACAGAAGCGGTCAGTGGTGGTGGATCAAACTTTGTTCAACCTTACTTCCCGCCAAAACCTGAGAAGCAAGTTGTTGAAGTTTCAACGATAATTGCAGGCGCCCAAAGCGCATTGGGAAGTGTCAACGCAGAAGCGATGGCGCAGATTACCTTCTCAATACTTGAAGACGATGCAGAAGTTCTGCTTCTAATCTAGGAGAAGCGATGCCATATTACATTTCAGACAAGCAAAGCGATTGCCAAGGATGGGCAACCGTCAAGGAAGAATCTGACGGCTCTTACACCACCATTGGGTGTCACTCATCAAAACAAGATGCGATTGACCAAATGGTCGCGGTGAGTATTTCTGAAGATATGGAACCAGGTGGAGAAGTTCGTCAAGTAGATTTGAGCGTTCCACAATTTATCCGCGACAACGCAGCACGCGGTTTGAAATATGTTGCAGATGGATTTGGGGGCGATGGTCTAACTGACACCGCCAAACGCGAAGCACGCGAAATGGCAGCAGGTCGGATCACCGAAAACAAAGTTCGCAAAATGGCACCTTGGTTTGCGCGTCACAAAGTTGACGGCCAAGCGCCAAAGAACAAAGACTCATCGCATCCACAATATCCAGGCGCAGGACTTGTTGCTTGGTTGATTTGGGGCGGAGATTCTAACTTTAGTGACAGAGCGCAAAATTGGGCGCAACGCAAAATTGATGCCCTCAATGCCGAAGCCGATTCAAGGAGCAAAATGGCAAAGAAAATTGAACGCCGCACCTTCAATGTGCGCGATGTAGAAGCACGAGCCGACGGCGACGGAATGCGCCTGTCTGGTTATGCGGCAGTCTTTAATGACTCAAGCGTTCCGCTACCATTCAAAGAGAGCATTGCACCAGGAGCATTTCGCAAGACCTTGAGTGAAACACCCGATGTTCGCCTGCTCATCAATCATGAAGGTTTGCCACTAGCTCGCACTAAGAATGGCACTTTGAAATTAGAAGAAGATGAGCGCGGTCTTCGCTTTGATGCCGACCTTGCAGACACACAAGAAGGTCGTGATATTTACGAACTAGTCAAACGCGGTGATGTGGATCAGATGTCCTTTGCTTTCCGTGTTATTCGACAGAAATGGAATGACGACAGAAGCCGTCGAGTCTTGACAGAAGTTTCCTTGGCAGATGGCGATGTCTCAGTTGTCACCTATCCTGCTTATCCAACAACAACAGTTGAAGCACGCGAGCATTTGAAGGAAGCCATTTCAGCGATAAAAGAAGGCCGTGAAGTAACCGGTGAATCTCTTATCGTGGTTCAAGCAATTCTTGACAAGATAGACGAATCCTATGAATACCTTGGCGAAGGCAAGTCAATGCTTGAGACTTTGCTTGGCGCTGAACCTGAAATGGAAGAAGAAGCACGCGAAAATGTAGGCGACTTCGTTGAATGGGATTCATCAGGCGGAACTGCCCGTGGTCGCATTGAACATATTATGGAAGAAGGCGTGCTTGGCATTCCTGGCACAGAGTTTTCTATTACTGCCGAAGAAGGCGACCCTGCCGTTCTTATTCGCGTTTATGAAGAGTTTAGAGACGGGTGGCGACCAACAGAAACGCTCGTCGGTCATAAGATGAGCGAACTTCGCTACATTGATCCGCTTCCTGAACCAAAGGAAGAAGAAGGTCGCAAGATTTCTTTGCGCCTAGCAAAAGCAATTATTAACTCAACAAAATAGATTTCTGTTCATCAGAACAGATTGAAGTCGGAGCCTATCTCGCACCCCACAAGCGCCGCGAGCATTCTTGGCCACCACCTCTACAACCAAACTCACAAGGAGCAAAACTCAATGTCATATCTTGACAAAGTAGTCGAGCGCCGTGATGCAGTGAAGGCAGAAATGGATGCAGTTCTTGAGGCAGTAGCCGCAGAGAATCGCACCGATTTGACCGCAGAGGAAACCGCAAAGGTTGATGCTCTCGTCGCTGAATCCCGTTCTCTTGACGAAAAAATTGAAAAGCTCTCTGCACAAGTAGCAGCCGATAAGAAGGCCGCAGAAGCTCGTGCAGCAGTAGCAGAAATCGCAACACCAAAGGTCGGCGGCTTCAAGGTAACTTCTGAAGCACGCACCTACACTCCTGATTCAGGAAACTCATTCTTCAAAGATGCTTACAATGCACAGTTCAAGTCTGACTACGCAGCGCAAGAGCGTCTTGTTCGCCATCAGCGCGAAGAAGAAGTTGAGCGCCGCGATGTCGGAACTGCTCAATTTGATGGTCTTGTAATTCCACAATATCTCGTTGATCTCGCAGCTCCATTGGCTCGCGCAGGTCGCCCATTTGCGGACTTTGCAACCAACAAGATGACACTCCCACCAAGCGGAATGACTCTGAATATCTCCCGCATGACAACAGGCAGCTCAACGGCCGTTCAAGTTACACAGAACGACGCAGTAAGCGAAACTGATGTTGATGACACACTATTGACAATCAATGTTCGCACCATTGCCGGTCAACAGGATATTTCTCGTCAGGCTATTGAGCGCGGAACCGGCATTGACGCATTCGTCGCTGCCGACCTAATCAAGTCATGGCACACAACACTTGATTCACAACTTCTCAATGGATCAGGAAGCGCAGGACAAATTGCAGGTCTTCGTGGAGCAGGCGGAAACGCAATCACCTTCACATCAACTGCACCAACTGTCGGACTCCTTTATCCAAAGTTGGCAGA